CAATTTTCTACTCTCCAATCATACCAGTTATCAAAGCCTTCAACCATCGGCTGTGGCTTGTCTGCTGATGAACTTGGTGATGTCGTGTCCTTCAATTGGGCAGGCATCGGCTTCATAAAATTAAGAAGTCCGTTGTCTTCTTTTTCGTCTTTTACAATCTTCTCTATCTTGTCTATCACGGAATTCGGACCCGTGATAGTGATTTGATTATCGCACCAATTAGGCATTAACCGCCTCCTTGGATTTAATTAAAGTAAGATGAGATCCTGGAACATTCCATCTCTGACCTCTGTCAGTTCTCACCAACACATATTTGATCTTAACCTTTTCAACAGTACCGGTTTCTGTGACACCGTGTCTGCCTTGGAACGATACTCTATCATTGAATTTCAAATTATGAGCATCTGTGAAGTGTAATTGATTTCTTCTCAATTTCACCGCTTCTACAACTTTGTTCAATTCATCATTGTTCAATACATAGATGTCTTGGATCATTTTGTTCAACTTCATATACATTTTTCAACTCCTTTTTTGGTTAATGTATATTCAGTATATATTGGATTGGTAATGCGTCAACCTCCTGTAGAAGTCGCATAGAATGGGAGTTTTTTTGCCAAAGACTATATCTAGTAGTTGGTCTCACTGAGTGGCACTATATGATGTCTACATTATTATTATATAATATCACCCGGTTGACGCTATCCAATCCCATGCTATACTGAATTATGAACAGAGGAGTTGAAATGCTAAAAAACAAGAAACAATTTTATATCACTGAATTGAATATGGGTGATGATGGTTTAGAATCTTATACAGATTATTCAGGACCATTTACTTTAAACAAAGCAAGAAAGATTATGGAAAAGGTTTTCAATGCTAGGTCTTATAGTAATTTTTATAATATGGCAATCAGAGGACCAAGACATACAAATGGCCATGGTCATAATACAGAATTTTATAACCAAAGGGAGGAAATATAATGTCAGACCACCTAAACAAAAAGGAAATAGACCAATTGATGGACCTGTTCAATAAGATCAAATTAGACTTATCGGATTCAAGTTTCCCAACAAGAACAAACAGATTAGAGGCTGTGGAGAACATGAAGAAGGTGCTTAATATTCACGGATATGATATCAAGGATACGCCTGCCCCAGAACCCACAAAATTCACAGACGCATTGGATCACCATGAGATAATGCAGAAAGGCATAGTCAGATAATGATCGAAGGATTACAGTTGAAATCGATTGAGGACATAGTCGACGACATGAAAGAGGCCTACACCAAGGGAGATTACCTTGATGGATACACCCAGGATGGCGATGACGCATTGATGGGACCGAAGAAGTTTGGAGAGCGATTCCATAGCATCTGCCTAGGGTTTGGATACAGGGAGTCAGAGATCATACCCGCAAAGATGGAGATGGAAGAGTGGTGCCAGGAACACCTATCACACCTAGAAAGTAAGTTCAGATGAAAAGAAAAACTAAAAAAGCGATATTAGAACTGTTAGATTTCTGGCCGATGACCATAGTGGTGCCGGCGATGTTGATACTGATATTGTTTGGACCGTGGATAATGAGATGATACTAGAAGCATTAATAGGGATCGTGATGAATGTTATGGTGGCCGATAACGCTACCGGGCAGACCATCATCAAAGGTATCGTCACACACAATAAAATTGAAAATGCCAAGAAGGATGATAAATGGAAAGCAATGATCCACGAGGAGTCCTACCAGATAATTAAAGACACAATAAGGGAGATAGAAAAATAATGACGAATGAAACACATAAGCACCATTTCCAAGTGGCCGACATAGGTGATTGGGATTTGGACCAAGACAGAAGCATCGTACCAAGTATTCATTCTAGCCTAAAGCGACAGGGCATAGAAGGTGTGGTGGACGGAGATGAAATGAACAATGCTTCATTCACCGTTTGGACCTACTCACCCAGAGTAGTGGTAGAAGAAGCCTTAAAGGCCGATGGCATAGAATTAGAGGATTAAATTTTATTCTTGATTTTATCAAACCAAAATCTATGAGCATCTGCCGACGGATGTGGGATGGCAGTATTTGGTTTGTAATCTTTTGGAAACATATCTAGAAGCACCTTTTGTGATTTAAATTTTTCTGCCAATATCGAATAGACTTCGGTGTCCCAACTACTGATAAAAAATTTTGTCTTTTGCTCATGGCTTTGGTTCAACCAATCACATAATCCATCTAATTGTAATTTATTATATTCCTCACCGTTTTCAATCAAGTGCCTCTTCTGTTCTTCTATAATTTTGTCCATCTCTTTAGGTTTAAAGGCAAAGTTTGGATGTCGATTTTGTTTTTCGTTGATGTTGATAAGAAAATGAAATACCAGGCCGTCCTTATAGATCTTGTGAGTCCTTCGAGTAAGGCTTGGTAGTAAGATGATAATCTTGTTGAATCTAACCTTGGTCTGCTTCATTATGAATTTGAGGTTGTGCCATAAAGCGTCAATACCAATACCAGGCACAGATAGGTCGACCGAGTCAAACAAATGAGACCTCCATGTATCCTTTTTCTTAATGTCGGAACCGTATGTCACAGAGCAACCCATTGTCAGGTATTCGTATTCTTTCCGCGTGAAGTATTCATCAAAATCAAACATCTTCCAGGGTGGATCATGTTCACATTGGTGCTCTGTTCCACAACCATAGTCACTATTGCAATTCAACATTGAACTCCTGTAGATTATATCCCCTTCATTTTTACTATATGAATAAGGAAACCATTTAGATCTGTCATTAAATTCCGGCACTGGAACTATTTAAACCTTGCAACCTGATGGTGGACTATTTCGATTTTACTATCCTTGACCTGACGGGTGCTCTGGCACCTGCTCTTTTGGCCACTGACTTGCCTTTGTTCTTGGCCTTCTTGATCTGAACACCCTGCAACCTCTTTGATCCTGCTCCAGATCTTTTGGTCATGGCCAGTTTCTTGCCTGCTATGCCGGCCTTGGCCTGACGCTTCTTCCTGATCTTGGCCGACTTCTGTGGGTCTGTCTTCTGGAAACAGGTGCTGGGTTTGGCAACGATACGGCCTTTCCTGGGTCCGGATGAGCATCTGAATCCTTGCTTGGGTGCCTTGCCTTTGGTACGCCTCAGGATTTGGCTCACGCCCTCCGCGATGGCCGAATGGTCCGGCTGTTCCTCGATAGTGCCTTTGAAGTTTTCTGGTACTATATCTTGTGGCACTAGATCTTGTGTCTGATCGCCTTTGGTGGCACTAGATATTGTGGCACTAGATCCTGTATCTTTAGAATCTTTTGACGCTATGAGCAATTCTGTGATCTTCATACTCGTATTTATAGACCTTACACCTAACTTAACTAAACCTTACTGATGCTTATACTGATGCTTATACTGATGCTTAAACTAATGAACTGATAACATTTTGTTACGGGTGCTACATTCTGCACAAGATCAACTTGACATGGATGGATGTGTTAAATACAGTTGCGATGAGGATATTCGAGATATACAACACAGACGAGAACATAGGACCAGCACCGGCCAGTGCCTGTAGCAGGCCAGCAAAGGACCTACCTGCTTCATGGATATCGTCATGCAAGTCACAAGGCAAAAAGAAACGTACCGGCAATCGAAGTGAGAAGATCGGTGGCAAGACAATGAAAGTCAGTGGCAAGAGGATCAAAGGCCGTAAGTATGGTGGACCAACACCGGACTACTCAAAATAATCTTAAAATTCAAACTCCTAATAGCGAGCCAATAGCGAGCCATACACCCTATCAGCCCATATCTTGTTCTGTTCCTTGGTCATGTGATTGATATCGCCCTTGCCCCAGTTGTCCTTGCCGCCACTGAAAGCATATATGCTTTCGTCGATGAATGTTCCTGTGTGTAAGTTGATGCCCACTTCTTTACCTGCAGTCTCGAAAGGTTTGAAACTCCACATCTGCACAATTTCACTGTCGACCTTTGACAGTATGTGTTCATCATAGTAACGCAGTGCATACTCATAGGACATCTCGTCCTTGTCATAGTTGTGGAGGTGTATCCAGTACTGATCCAGTGCTTCATACATCTTGGGATCAACGTCATCTAACGGTTGAGTGTTGGCACTTAAGATATGTTTGGGATGGTAAAGTCTGTAGGGTTCTGTCCAACAGAACACAGAAATGTCCGGCACACTGTGAGTCTCAATAAGTTTGTTGTACCTCATGAAAGTACTCCATATGCTACGTCCGGGTTCACCGAACCATCTTATCCTAGCCGCACCTAGTTTCTCCTGTAAGATGTTGCACCAACTCTCAGGTTGGTTGCTGGCACAGAAACTGTCTCCAAAGAATCCTATAGACTTCATACAGTGATAATTATCTGTGCATAGCAATCGTTTTATTTTTATGAAAAACATAGATCATATTATTACCAAATTCTCAGACACTACACGCATCAACCTAGATTATGTGAAGACACCGCCATATCCAAACATAGCATTGGATAATTTCCTACCCGAAGAAACCATATCGGCAATGAAACAAGAGTGCAATGACCTAGCATGGACACGTGAATTCACCAGGAACGGCAGTCACATGATAGAAAGACAGGATGTGGAAGATCTACCAGTGGCCAACGAAGTCAAGAACGCGATGAGCTCTAGAAAATTCTTAGTCTGGCTTGGGGAGGTAACAGGCCACCATGATCTGATACCCGACCCACACATGATAGGTGCAGGTTACATGAGATGCAAACGTGGTGACAGCCTTAAACTGCACAGTGACTTCAACTTCAACAACAACTTGAAATTGTATAGGATGATGTCTATTAACATATATCTTAACAAAGATTGGCAACCGGAATGGAACGGCGACCTACAGTTATGGGACTTCGAACGTGAGAAATGCAAAACAAGATACTATCCAGAGGCCGGCAAGGCTGTAATATTCAGACATCACAAGTTCGGGTTCCACGGACATCCAGAACCTATGCAGTGTCCTGAGGGGATATATCGAGACGGCTTCCGGATGTTCTACTACGTCAGTGAGATGTCAAACTATAAACTAGATAAGAATCCACACAGGAGTCTGTATTGGTATGACGAGAAGAACAAACAACCATATGATGTTCCAGAGCAAGATTAGGTTCTAAAACAGATTATCAATTTTGTACTGTTGCTCACTTGCAAACTTTTTGAAGTGTTGTTGATTATGTAACAGATCCGGCATCATACTTTCATACAAATCTACAATTTTAGATTCTGTAAGATTTGAAATGTGTTTTATCGCAGATAAGATAGAGTCATGCACGTGATTATGATCCATAAAATCTATTTCTGGAAAGTACCTGTTGAAAGTCTTGAATCCGTTTTGTTCCAACCAATTGTATGTTTCCGGATTTCCGTTGACCAGGAATGGACGTAGTCCTATCATGGGTTTGAATTGTGTCTCTGACACAAACAGATCTGTGTTGACGCTGAATTCTGTCGCTCCAATTATGTGTAGAAAATGTTTTTGCCAATACTCAAGATTGTGAAGGCTTAAGACATCATGCGGTATGCCTACATCGTCATCCTTGTTATTATTAGTGAACCAGTGCCCGTATTGAACATAGTCTTTGTCTTGTTCGCCTAACGTTAGATAGAGTGTATTGTCTGGATCATGATCATAGGTTCTGTCTGGCCTGCCCATGGTAAGCAGACCGTACTTGTCTAGCCCACTGTCTATTATTTTCTTTACGAGGTTCACTCGATGCTGTCTTGGTTTTCTATTGTAGTTTATAAAATGCCACGCAGGCATGCTCATGACTATTTGACTGTGCTCATACTTTCTGAAATGCTTTGCCAAAACAGGTGCGAAAAAATTAAATTGGTATTCACCGTCAAAGTTACCTAGTTTATATAATTTTGGATTGCCTTTCTGTTGTAGCATACTTTCTATTTGTGACTGTTGTAGCATAGAAGGATCAACGGTGGAAAGTATAAAGAGGTTATCAACTGTGTCCTTATGTTTCAAAAACTCTGCATATGCATTACCAGGATAATCAAATTGCGGACCAAACCAAGTCAGATTAACCAGCAAGTTTCTCTGGCCGCTAAACTTGACATCTATCTGTTTCCTTATCGAATTAATGCATTGTTTTTCATATATAGACCAAAGCCAGCCATCGGGGAAAGTCTGTCCTATGAAATCTGTCATTTTAATTTCTCTAACATCGTTGCAGGAGACAAGGTTTTGATAAGTTGATAATTGTGTTCCAGTGCTGATTGCATGTCGTCATACATAATGTTCAAATCACTCAATGGTAATTGTGCGACTTTTCTGACCTGAAACAACATCCTTTGTATTCGTTGTATGCCTTGGTAATTGTCATATTCCTCTGACCACCATCTGTCAAAAGTTTGAAAACCGATCTTCTTTAGGTTGCCTAGGAATCCACGACCAGCATATGCGATGAAAGGTGTTTTGGCAATTATTGGCCTACCTGTTTTCTCGTTAGGTAAGAAACATTCTCCTTCATGCCATGTCTCACAAACGATATCAAGGAATATCTTATTGTAGTATGGCAGTATCTCGTATGGGGTTTCCCAATCTCCTCGGGTGATATCGGCCCCCTTGTTGTCATTAATTTTTACATCTTCTTCGTTAAGATGTAAAGGTAAATGTTTCACGAAGTCGAACATGTTTTCTCGTAAAGATTCGTTGGCATCTTTTAGCATAACATCATCCATTAGTAGATTGGCCGGTAGGTCGTTGTTGAGGTGATGTTGCCAGAATGACATCATGGTCTTGTCCTTGTACAGTCCGTGCATCATGCTGGCAATGTATAACCGGTGCCATCTGCTGGTGCCCACAAATACCCCGAAATGTTTCTGTATCTTCTTATTCAATGGAACCTCGAATCTGTCCGCCTCGGTGAAGTATTCGGCGGCATGTTTTATCTCAACGTTGGGCCACACAGAACAATCCTGTATCAGATTATAGGTGATAATCTTGATTTTCTGTTTATCGATTTCTAGAGCATCTGTAAGCATGTGTAAAGACTCTACAAAACTCTTACCAAAAAGTTTTATTACGGATAGGTCTGGACCTTCGTTGATCAATATTTCTAATGTGCCTTCCAATCGACCTGTGATGGCCCGTATTAATTCATACTCGTTGTAGATTTGGTCTTCCACAACTTTCAGTGTTATCTTGATATTGTTCATATCTTATACCAATCCATTATGTCTGTTACTTCTGTATCTTTGTTTTTTTCGTACCATTCCTTATAATTTTCACCGTAGAACCAAGCACGATCCCAAGTGACAGAATATCTAAATGCTCCATTGTGTATTACATTGTTTTTCCTGCAAGTAACACAGTCTGTATCATAGCACATCTCCATGGAATATTTTACATTCATCTTCTCATATGGTTCCAACAGTGTTTTGTAATCTTGAATATTTTTACACTCTCCTAATCCTAATTCGTGTATGTATTTTGCTGGATATATAACATCCACATCAACAACTTTCTTACCAAGATAATTCATGACAGTGAGTCTACTGCCGCCCGGATCTACAAACAAGTTGCCATCTAATCTTGTGGCCACGATTGGTATTTTAGCATTATTATCTTTTAAATTGACCATAAGTTGTTTCAAGTGCCAGAAAGTATAATGTTCTCCTGTGGAAAGCCATTCTTCTAAATTTTCATGAAGAACTTTTTCTATATCAAATTTAGTAACCTGTTCAATCGGCGTATTGGTATATCTCCTTACTGTGATGTTTTTATTTTGAAGTTCTTGCCACCAAGAAGCCACGTCGTTTGGGTTGGTACATTGCATAAGTTAAATACTTATATAATGATAGAATCTGGCATAAAGTTCAATCTGATAGACAATAAAAATTTTCACGATAAACTAGAAACTCTATCCACAAGTGTGTTGCACCACAAGACAATGGAAAACTTGTACCAGTTACTAGACGAACCCGTAGATGCATCAAGCTCTGTGTTCGTAAACTTGAAAACTGAGCCAAACGGTAAATGTTACTACCCATTTTTCCTAAGAGAACCATTTAGCCTTAAAAATGTGGATTTTTGTAACCTCATTGATCCTGAACACCTGCAACAACTTAAGGACAGAGAAATAATACCTTTAGTGTGTATGTTGTCTGAGAGCTGGAAATTGTTCAATCTTGAACCTAACAGGATCTTCCGGAACAGTCCATACTTCAACATAATCAATCAACTAGAAAAGCATAATATAAGGGAAGAAGATGTTGTATGGTTGACCTGTAACAAATATCACGTACAGGATATAAGAATTAAATCCACATTCATACATTTTGATTTTTTCCTCGAACAACAGAAAGTACTAGGCAATGAGTTCTTGCCGTTGACGGAAATCAAACACAGATATATCAGCATGGCGAGAGGTGTTCCTAGGCATCATCGATTCGCAATGACCTATCTCCTACATAAAAATAACTTATTACAGCATGGAGCAATCTCTTGTGCTGATTATGAAAGTTTCTCCTATCAAGGAAGGACAGAAACAACAGATGATTATATTAAAAAAATAGAAAACTTTAATTTGGCATCGTTCCATGACTTTAAATCTATGTTACCATTGATCATCAACAACATGACAACAGAGATAGTTGTGCCAGATCATGAATCTTATCAGAGTCCTATAAACTTACACCAGGATGGCAGAGATGAGAGTCACTTGTTTCGAAATGTTTTCTTGAACGTGGTAAATGAAACACATCATCCTGATGATATAGTTTTCATTACTGAAAAGACATACAGAAGTATAAACTACTGCCGTCCTTTTGTCATCAACGGTGACTCGGGGTCATTACAGTACCTCAAAGACATGGGCTTCAAAACATTTGAGAAGTTTTGGGACGAATCCTACGACGCGGATGACGACCATACAAAGATCACTAAAATTTGCAAAATTGTTGAGTATGTGTGTGGACTAGACACACACGAACTCCTGACTCTATATGAAGCGATGCGACCAATCCTGATACATAATTACAATTTGTTAAAGCAATACGAACAATGGAACAAGTTAAATTAAAATGAATAAAATTTATAGCACTAAAATAGGATTCATAGGTCTAGGAAAACTAGGTATGCCTTGTGCAGAAGCGGTGGCCCAGAAAGGATTTGACGTGACAGGATACGACATCGTAAACAAGACGAGCACCCACGTTGAAATAAAAGACAGCCTAAGTCAAACAGTAGAAGACAGAGACATCGTGTTCGTAGCAACACCCACACCACATGAAGACGGCTACGACGGTAGGGAACCCACCAGCCATTTGCCTGTAAAAGACTTCAATTATGATGCAGTCAAAAAAGTATTAGAAGCATGTAACAAGCACATGACTGACCAGCAGACATTGGTACTGATATCAACTGTGTTGCCGGGAACGACAAGGAGAGAGTTCGCTCCGATGGTGACCAACACAAAATTGATGTACAATCCCTATCTGATAGCCATGGGCACAGTGGCAGATGACATGATCAATCCAGAGATGGTCATGATTGGATCAAAGAACGGGATGGCAGGAAAGAACTGTAAGATCAGATCTGAACTGTTGGAAAGTTTCTACAACCAAGTTTGCGACAACATGCCTAGGGTAGAAATTGGCACCTGGGAAGAAGTAGAATCAATGAAGATATTCTACAACACGTTCCTCAGCAACAAACTCGCAATGGTCAACATGATACAGGATGTCGCACACAAGACCGGCAACATGGATGTTGACGTGGTTACCCAAGCACTCGCGAAAAGCACTATGAGAATAACAAGTCCGGCATATATGAAGGCGGGAATGGGTGATGGGGGAGCATGTCACCCCAGAGACAACATAGCATTACGTTGGTTGGCCAAAGAGTTAGACCTCGGTTATGACATGTTTGAAAGCATAATGAACGCCCGTGAGAAACAGGCAGAGAACATGGCAAAGGCAATACTCGAACACGGCAAGAACATATTCTTCACCAGTGACTCTTACAAACCTGGAGTGAACATGCCAGACGGATCTAGTTCGTTGCTGTTACAACATTACGTCATCAAGCATGGCGGTGAGATTGCAAACGGTATTGACATCCGTGCAGATGTCATAGTCAGGGTACACGAACAGGATCAAGTCACAGCAGACGACAGCACGATAATATTTGATCCATGGAGAACATATCCAACAGCGGCAAACGTTGTCCACTATGGAAAAATTAACAAGAATGTGGTAAATACAAATAATATCACGAAAGAATAACAATGGCAAACAGAGAATTGAAATACGCATTTAGGGTTACTGGAGAAGACTTAACAGAAGGTTTGGTGTTTTCGTCGGTAAATGACGCCAAGACACAGTGCAAATTTGATAGCAACTGGGATTTCAGTAAAGGAACACCCGGATGGACTTTAGAGGACAGTGATAGAAGGTTAGTTTTAACTTGGGTGTTTACAGAAGCTCAGGCAGATGATCAACTTGCTGTTCATACATCGATCAAAAATAAAGATTGGGCATTCACAGCCAGAAGTAGTGACAATTACTCCACAGTGCGTGAAACGTCTCAAGACCACTATAAGGCCTGGAATAAAGTACAGTCATAAAAAAAGGGCGATACATTTCTGCACCGCCCCTTTGAATAGATTTAATTACGCAGAGTAATTAATTACTTTTCTTCCTGATTTCTTTAATAAAGAAATAATGTTTGACTTCATAGTCAAAGCAGAGTTCTTAGGTGCAACACCTAGTACTTCTACTGTAAAGTCCAAACCTTTTGATAACAACTTGTTAGTTGCTGTTTTTCTTGCAGTGTTTTTTACTGCCAGGTTCTTGAACTTGATTTTACCACCGTGTACTTCACCATTCACTTTGTAAGTTGAAGCCGGCTCCGCGAACACACCAATCTGCTTCGCTCTTGATTTGAAGTTTCTTGTGTATACAACGTATTGTGTTGAGTTTGCCATGGTTTTTGTTTCCTTCTTAGTAGATGGAAAAAGTGTATTAAACATACCTTTTAGCATATTGTTTCCTTTTCCTTATTGTTATTATTATGGTTACGTAACTCTGGAGTTTCAATCTCTGTTATCCTACGTTCCATAATACAATTATATACTAGAAAGTGTATTAAGTCAACCGGCACTGAAAGATCAACTTTTATGCGACTATTTTACCTTATAGTCTGGCACCGCAAACAGGTCTATACCTTCATCTAGCAGTTTGTTAGTTTCTTCCTTGGTGGGTTTACCGTAGAACTTTACATCTCGTTTGCCTTTGTGTGCTTTCCTGGCCTCTCTGGCGAAGTTCTTACCAACGTCCTGGTAATCTTTCTTGATTTTCTTGTTCAACTTCTGCAATATCTGTTCCGCAGTCTCGCCCATGACGAAGTAGTCATCCGGAATAGGTTTTTTCTTCTTGGGCAGTTTCACCGAAATGGTGGCAAGTGCTTTGTCAACGGCCGTGCTGTCGCACATGGGACACTGGATCATGCCCTTGTTCTTTTGTCTTTTGTATTCATTGAGGTCTGGGAACCAACCCTCAAACTCGTGTTCGCATCTGCATCTCATTTGATATTTTATCATAATATTATTTACATTATATACTTGACTTGAAGAAGTGTCTACTATAATATACGAGTATGGCAATAAATGTTTCAGGATACACAAAAGGCAAACCCAAGAAGACTTCCCAAGGCAAGAACAAGAGCAGAATCAAGATGAGCTCTATGAACAAAGCCAAGAAGAGAAGTTACAAGGCGTATGCAGGACAAGGCAAGTAAGGACGAAGTCAGATTACTGCTGGCCCAGATAGGCAACCTAGAAGTGCAGGTTGCGGACTACCAGCAGATCGTCAAAGAACTCTCCGACAAGCTCAGCGTCTACGAAAAGAAATACGGCACAGTGTTTGTGTCTTCTAGAAATACCTCAGACCAAAAATAACAGCATCCTTCTTCCTACGGAACTTGATGTGTTCGTAGTCGACAATGTACACGTTCAACCTACCACCGTGCTGTTGCATTATTCTCTCCGTGTCTAAAGGTCGTATGGTTATCCTGTCCTCGTCAGGCAACTTGGCTTCATAACCCCAAAACATGGGCCACCAGTGCAGAGGGTTCAGAGAGTCGTAGTGTTCCTTCATTATGATCAGGAATATGACGGGTGTGATCGTGAACGGTTCCGCCCACCATGGGATTTGGTCTATGGTAAGGTAATCTATGAGATGTATGATGCCTGTCCACACACCCAGTATCGCCAGCAGTATGCCCATTATGGGCCAGAATTCGTCCTCGAAGTCCATGTCATGATCGTGGTGTGAGTACATACGGATCTTCTGTTGCCTGTTCATTCTCATTACAAAGTATATATGTATAGGCCAGTAGACTTTTACTATTATTCTGCTATAATAAGAAGTAAATACCATATATGCAAAAAAACACTAGAAGTTTATTAGAAGAATTGAGCTCTATGCCTCTTAAAAGAGACAAAGAAGAGGTGGTTGAAAGTCGTGCTTCACACATACTTGAATCAGCAATCAGGCTTATGACTTACATCCGAGAAAACTTTGACCAAGACACAGCATTCAAACTAGAAAAGAAATTTAATTCAGCAATCAAGAACATGGACGCATCCAAGTTCAGCAAAGGTGTTGCTCGTATCAAAGAGAACAGAGACGTCAAAGAGAACCTGCTTAAAATCAAAGACGGCGAATACCGAGAGGATTAATCATGTTGATAGAAGATGTCCTGACAGAGTTTAAAAGGACACACCTCGAACACATCGAGGACATAGTGATCACAGATGGTTACGAGGGAGGCAAGGCAGTCGTGGAATACTTTAGGGGACTACTTCTAACACTTAAAGGATCTAGTTCGGAGGCCATGAGTGTGTCTGTGAAGTGGGACGGCGCTCCTGCCGTAGTATGTGGAACAAATCCAGACAACGGCAAGTTCTTTGTTGGAACTAAATCAGTATTCGCAAAAGCCGCCAAGATAAATTACAGTAAGAAAGACATAGCCACTAACCACGGCACAGATGATCTAGGACAGAAGTTGTTGAAGTGTCTGGTACATTTGAAAAAACTTAACATACAGGGTGTCGTACAAGGTGATCTATTGTTCACTGACGAGGACATCACACGTAAGAACGTGGATGGCAAACCCAACCTCACATTCACACCCAACACGATCACCTACGCAGTGCCAGAAGGCGGTGACCTGGGCAAACAGATAGACAGGGCCAAGGTGGGGATCATATTCCACACAACATACGTGGGAGATACCCTAGCAGACATGAACGCACAAGGCGGAGCAGATGTCAGTTCGTTCGCCAAAAGCAATGATGTGTTCTTTGACAATGCAACATACAAGGACGTGTCAGGCAGTGCCAAGTTCACAGATGATGAAACAAAACAATTCTACAATGGAATAGAGAAACTTGAAAATCTTTTGAACAATGTGCCACGAAATCTATCCAGCGTGTTGGGACAGAACCAAGACTTCATACCCATGTTCCAGATGTACATCAACGCAATGGTCAAGCAAGGAAAACTACCAACAGATGTCAATAAATTTCTATTAGGGTTCCAGAAGTTCTACGCAGACAGAATGCAACAACAGATGTCAGGTCTAAAAGCACAGAAGGCCTTGCAGTTGAGACAGGACAAGATGAAACAGATGCCTGCATTCCTAAACAAGGCGAAGAAACCATTACAGGCCATGCTGATGTTCTACAAGGCTGTGCAGACCATGAAAGCATTTGTCTTGAAGAAAATGAATCAGGCCCAGGCCATAGGTTCATTCCAACAGACGGATGGTGGACTGGAGGTCACGGAGCCCGAGGGATTCGTCGCTGTGGACAGGTCAGGCAATGCTGTCAAGTTGGTAGATAGATTAGGATTCTCAAGAAGAAACTTGACTGGTATCAGCAAATTCAAGAAATAGATTTATAGTCTTATTGATTTCTAAACTTAATTTATTTTTATCAAACATAGTGTTATAGTTGTGTTGTCTTAACGCCTTTGTCTGCAGGTAAAGGTCCTGCCATTTTTTATTTCCATGTTTAAGATCTGTTGAAGGATCTTTTAATTCTTTACACAACGAAACTATCTTGTCGATACGTCCATCTGGATCCTGTTCGAGGTCATAACTTTCATCAAAGTAGTTGCCAAATGTTTTGAACCCCATCTCTTTCAATTTCTGTAGATACAGATGATTGCCATGAACTATAAAAAGGTGTTGTGCCATGATAGGCTTCCATATTTTCTCTGTCATGAAGATTTCATCATTGTTGTCGTTTGTCTCTGAAACTATTGAACAGACGGTATCTATGTATGGCAGTTCGTATATGTCTTGATCTTTGCCAAAACGTGGATAGTCTTTGGGGTCTATGCCAGGCAATTCGTATTTGTTGTCTAATCTAATCGGATCATCGAGCATGGTGAAAGTGTATATGCTGTTATCGAGAACGTTGGCATCTTTGAGTTTGTTGTACAGTTTAATCCTGTGCTTTCTAGGAGCCTTGTTGAGATACAAGAACTCGTGTATCTTGTGCCAGTAACTGCCGTTGTGATCGTGTGTAAATTTGAACCTGTTGTCCTTGTGTTTGTTATACATGTAGTACCAGAACCAACTAGTGCCACCAGTCCATTTGAAATGTTCTATATCTATCTCAGGATACTGTGGACTCGATATAACATTCTCCACTGATTCCCAGGGTGTCGCTTTTATGAACTTGAAACCCTGACTGTGCAGTAGGTCACAACGTTTCTTAAGTTCTAAATCGAATTCTGTGTTGCCTTTCAATCTGTCATTATGGAGTCTCACATCAATGATGGCAAATTTACGATCATAACTGTCCAAGTCATAGTTGTGTAGGGTGTAATATTCACCGGTCATTTCAAACTTCTGGCCACCCAATGTGTTCATATTGATGAACTCCTCCAGATCAAGGTGATTACCTGTCTTCATTACGTCTGTGAGAATAAAGTTTCGTTGCATATAGCCTATAAATACCCGTATGTTAACACCATTTTTAAAGTATGTATCTGAAGGCAAGGTGATTAGAAGGCATAGTGACTTGCAAAGATTCACTTTCCCAGAGGTCACTGAAAGAATATACCTCAGTTTTCTAGCCCTAGCATTGATGAGCCAGAATAAGGACACACAGTCTTTCGCCAGGTCATACGCAGACCAGACCATGGCCAAGGGAACGTTTGACCAGGTCAGGATGATCAACAATGATCTCTCAAACATGCTGGCCATTGTATCAGGAGATCCAGAGATTACAAAGAAATTAAAGAACAAGGACGAAGCACAGGCCATGAGACAGAGGCAACCTGTGCCCGTGATGGCCATAAGGAGATATCTTAGGAGTTGGGAGGATCATTATCGTAACCTAACACAACTTGAACGATCTCTTAACATTACAGATGCCAACCTCAAGAACATAAGGCGAGCAGTGGCCAACTACAATAATTTAAATTCAAAAATGAAGATGCAGACCTTACACAGACTGCAACAGCAACTACAGGCCAAACTGCCGAACACCGACATACTGAAAAAATTTAAGGAGTTGTAATGAAAAAAGAAAAAGAGAAATGTCATAGATGTGCCTGCAAACCTCACTGTAACAAAAAGTGTACTAATTGTGGAAACTGTGATACCTGTGACTGTAACGAGTGCCTACAAAGATTTGCAGTCGATGGATAATTTGATCAAATATATCTGTGAGAAATGCGGATGTGAACAACACTGTAAACAATCGTGTACAGAATGCAGGGACTGTCCAGATTGTGATTGTAAGGAGTGTGGTGCCAACAGAAAATAGTTTCTGGGTATTGTATGGTCAGCACACCAAACCCACTTACCTAGAAGACGCAGGACACGGACAACAGGCACAAAGAGATGCCGCATTGGAACAAGTCAAGCAATGGCGTGTGTGCCTAGACATAGGTAGCAACATAGGACAGTGGACGAGACCACTGGCCAAACGTTTTGAGAGTATTGTGTGTTTCGAACCAAACCCAAACTTCAGAGAATGTTTCAAGAAGAACATACAAGAGAAAAATGTATTGCTCTGGCCTTACGGATTATCAGACAGGGAACACAAAGCAAAGCAAGACTTCAATTCAACAGTGTTACATGATGATGATGGAGACATAGACTGTAGGACACTTGACAGTTTCGGATTGACCAATGTTGACTTTGTGAAGATAGATGTTGACGGCTTTGAAATTCCGTTGCTGACGGGTGCAAAAGAAACATTGGCCAAGAATAATCCTGTCATCAACATAGAAATGAAAAAAGACAAAAGAAACAATATTGCACAACAGTGTGCGTCCATATTGAAAGACCTAGGCTATAAGTTCTTTAAACGCACCAAAAGTGATGAAGTTTGGCTTAAATCTTAATATTACAGCATAATTTACCAATCTTACCACTAAATACTTGCAACTTGATCCCTGAGCGGGATCATAGTCATTTAAATCAGAAAAAAAGGAGGATTAAAAATGGCAATTAACTCAAACAACAATGCGGTTTTCGTAGCAGATACTACAAGTCACGGTGACGTCGCAATTGAACTGTTCACAGTAACAGTCAAAGACGGCTCGGCGAATGCACTTGATATCGATGGAAACACGCACAAAGATGGAATCGTTGATAGAATACTTCAAGGAATCCAAACTAGAGGTACGTTAAAGAACTATAGGGTTACAACAACTAATGGTGTAATTACTGCGATCGTTGAGAGAGCAGATTCTTGGGCAGACACAGGAACTGGTACTCCGGCTTCACCTCAAACAGCGGCGGCGGCAAACATGCAGGTTTACTTAAGAGCGTTAGGCACAATCAGATGCAGAGCAAGTTCGACTTCTGAATCAGACGATGCGGCTATCGACGTAAGTGGAACTACAGTTGCAGTTGTGGCTAATATCTAGTAATAATCATATACCATTATAGGAGACAATCACAATGGCTTACGACACATCATTACCGGCAGGTGGACCGGCAAACTTTGTTTCACCAAACACAGCTCACGAGGCAGACGGCGTAGAAGTAGACTTCATCACAGTTGACTACATCTCAGACGTTTCTGGTGAGGTTACTAACCCTAGAGCATCTGCGGCAACAGGCGCATTAGAACTTGCAATGCAGGCAATCCAGAACCAAGGTGTTAACATCTTAGGTAAAGGCGTTCTGTCAAATTCAGACACAGAACAAACTTACATGGTAAGAAGAGACAGCCTAGACACAATCAGTGATACTACTACAGTAGCGGCGATCCAGGCGGCAGTTAGAGCCTTGAACGCAATGACACCTGACAAAGTAACAGCGAATATTTCTTCAGCAACAGCGGCTGACAGAGATATGGGTGATACTTCTGTTGGAGCGTAATAGTATAGCATA